GAAGCAGTCAAGTGGGTGTTGACTTCTCATGCTCAGGCTTTCTGGGATAATTACGAGAAGCTCCTTGAATTGGGTGTGGCAAAAGAAGTGGCAAGAATGCACATGCCAGTCAATACCTACACTTCCATGTTCCTAACAATTAATCTCCGCAGTCTCATGAATTTCATTACCAAACGAAAAGAATGGGAAGACGCTGACATTGTTTCACATGCTCAGAAAGAAGTGGAACTGGTAACAGATCAGATTGTAGAAATTGTCAAGGAAAAAATGCCGAACGTTTGGGATGCATTTATCGAAAATGGCTACAAAGCTCCGTGATTGTACTTCTGCACGGAAACGATATAAAATTATCTTAGAAACAAAAACTTAGGAAATACATGACTTTACAGCCTTACTTGGGTAAAAACCCCAAACAAGTGCGTATTTCCAATTCTGAAATTCAAGGATTCAAAAGTTGCAAGCGGCATTGGTATTTAGCGAATTATCTTGGTCTTCAAAGGATTGAGCAAAACCTCGTTGGACCTTTGCCGCTTGGAACTCGCGTTCACGATTCGCTTGAGCAGTATTACACGACCTACGATAATCCCGTAGACGTATATAACCGTTTGATGCGAAAAGACAATGCTATCTTCAGAGACAGTATTCAAGCTGAGGACCCCACAAAGGTTCGAAAGTTTGAGTCTGAAGGTGAGCTTGGACGCTTGATGCTTGAAGGTTATCTAGAGTGGCTTGAAGAAACTAATGCAGATGCCAATATTGATATTCAGTATGCAGAGAAAGTAATTTCTCTTATTATTGATGAGTTTGGTGGCAGAGTTATTCTCCAGGCTAAAGTCGACGCAGAAGCTCGTCGAAGATCCGATAATTCACTTGCAATTATCGATCATAAAACCGCAGCAGATTTGGGACCGTACTATAAGTATTCGCATATGTCAGAGCAGTTGATGACGTATACGCTAATTAATAAGCGGAATCCACCTGAAGATGGTGCAGAAGTTGATGGCGGAGTTTACAATCTCTTAAAGAAAGTAAAACGAACCGGAACAGCAAAACCTCCTTTCTATGACCGTATCGATGTACGTTTTAATGATGAAACTCTTAACTCGTTCTATATTCGCCTAGTAGGCGTATTGCATGATATGATGGAAGTTCGTGATAAACTCGACGAAGGTGCAGATCATCGTTTTGTAGCTTATCCAAAACCACAAATGGACTGGCACTGTGGAATGTGCCCATTCTTTCAAGTATGTCCAATGCTTGATGATGGGTCATCTGCTGAACGGTACATTGAAGACCATTATACCGTTGTCAATCCATACGAACGATACAACGATGCCACAGAAAAAGAAAGTAGTGATGGCTGATGACAGATCGCGCATTGAGCGTTCTAGTTCACGGACATGCTAAAGTTGGTAAAACCACTTTTGCTAATACCGCTCCATATCCGCGCCTTTTACTCGACGTAGAAGCAGCTAGTCGCTTCCTACAGTGCGAAAAGGTCTATTGGGACCCCATGTCTGATGCTCCTCCGGAAGCTGATGGAACTTGGGATACCTGTATTGTTCGTGTTACGGACTTTACAACAGCCCTAAAAGCCTATGAATGGCTAAAGAGTGGCAAGCACCCGTTCAAGTCTGTTATTCTTGACTCTATTTCAGAGCTTCAGGTAAAGGCACAAGAATTGGTTGCAGGCCGAAACCAGATGAAGACTCAGGACTGGGGAACATTGCTTGCAAAGATGGCATTCTTTGCTCGTGACCTTCGAGACTTGACTGTCCAGAAGAACCCTCTTGAAGCAGTTGTTGTTACTGCAATGTCGAGAGACGTTGAGGGTGTTCTNAAGCCTTACCTTCAGGGACAGATTGCATCTCAGGTTGCATATTGGTTTGANGTTACATCGTACATTTTCCTAGACCAAGTTCAGGACCCTGAAACTGGTCAGTGGGTAGTTGTTCGTAAACTTCTTACCGATAAGAACCCTCAGTTCGAAGCTGGAAACCGCGTTCCTGGTCTTCCAATTATCATTGAAAATCCATCAATCGTTGGAATGCTTGATACAGTATTTCCTCCGGTTGCTCCTCAAGTAGCTGCAGTAAAACCTGCACCTGCCATTGTAGCACCCACAGTAGTAGATTCCTCTACGCCCCCAGCACCACCTGCAGAATAAACGACGAAAGAAGAACATCTTAAATGCCTAACATCTCTTGGGACAACCTTGTTGAAGCCGCTGGCGAAGCCGGTAAGGCTTTCGAACCACTGCCGAATGANAACTACAACTTCGTAGTTTCTGAAGCAGAGGTCGGCGAATCNAAGACCGGTAAGAAGAGCATCGGTATCACCGCTATTGTTGAGAATGGTCCATATGCCAAGCGTAAGGTTTGGAACACTTGGTACATCTCTCCGGATAGCCCGAANGCTCTTGCCTACTTCTTCCGTGAAATGGCAATCTTCGGTCTCAACCTTGAGTTCTGGAAGTCTAAGCCGTCTGACGAGCTGATTGTCAGCAACCTCATCAACAAGCGTTTTGTTGGTGGACTCAAGACCACTGAATATCCTGTTGATTCAGGTAAAAAGAAGAATGAGTTCGAGAGCTTCGCAGCTCCGAATGGTGCAGCAACGGGTAATGCCGCAGCAACTATTGGCTCTACTCCTTCTCCTGCAGTGAACAGTGGAGCCCCTTCGGTTCCTTCTGTTCCGACTACACCTCAGGTTCCTCAGACAGCAGCACCTCAGGTAGCTGCAGCACCAGGTGTTCCGTCGATTCCGACTACACCTCAGGTTCCTTCAGTGAACCCGTGGGAGAACAACGCCCCTCCGGCACCAGGTCTCTAGTCTAATCTAAGAAGAGGCGTCTATTTCGATAGGCGCCTCTTCTTGCCTGTACAATATTCTCAATACGAAAGGATTACCTTTGTCTAAGGGTAACATTCTTATTACTGGCTTTACCAATCAGCACACTGGAAAAGGTACTCGTCTGAAGTACGATCCCGTTGCTCAGCTTTTTGCTCGTGCTATTGCAGCTGCAGGATATACCGTAGAGCACCGCCCCACGGAACCTGAAGAAGACTTGACTAAATTTGACCTCATCTTTATGGGTGTCAGCTCGCTGTCCTCAATTACTGCTGGCTATTCATACGGAGCCCTCTGGGCTATTGGTGAGGCAAAGAAGCATAACCTACCTATGCTCTTCTTTATCGATGACTGGAAGATGCATGGCATTCAGGGTAATGCTGTAGGACTCCTCAACAAGCCTGAGACGATTACGAAGAAATTCTTCGAAGGTCGTTCCCACTTCGCATGGGCTCAGGAGAACGTCGACAAGGTCAAGGCAGGACTTGAAGTTCTTGCCACTGACTGGTTTGATGTTGTGATGCCACTCTACAAGAACGGTAACCATGACCTCTTTAAGCCCAAAATGCCTGAAGGTACAAACATCATTGCGATCGATCCGACAGACTTCTACACGGACTACGGAATCCCGCATACTCTCGCGACAGACAAGAAGGACCAGTGGGTCTTCGGGATTCTCTCCGATCAGCAGAAATGGCTCGAAAAGCTAGACCTCGGNTGGTCACTTGCTCACCGNGGAAGTAAGGCATCTAAGGCAGAAGCTGGTGGAATGCCTGAGTCTGANCTTGTCCAGATGTACTCGGACTCTTGGGGAGTTCTCTCCTGTCCTTACTGGCACGCAGGTTCTGGTTGGCTTCGTATCCGCCATGATCAGGCTGCTTCGACTGGATCGATCCTCGTTTCACAGTCCAAGGAACTGAGTTTCATTTCTCCGGCATATGATGTTACAGTTAAAGAAGTGGAAGCAATGACCCTCACTCAGAAGCTTGAAACCGCTAATGCTCAGGCAACGGCATGGTATCTGAACAAGACTTCTCAAGCAGAGGCTGCATTCCAGATCGACACTGCAATCCAGAATGAAATTGAAGGTAAAAAGTAAATGCTATTTGATAAGTGGTTGGAAGAGACTCGCCAGCTCCAGATTGATTCCTTTGGAACCGATCCGGCTGCAAAAGAAGGCGATGAACTTCTCAAGTATCTTTTTGTTCAGACTTTTGCAACTCTTGATGAGATGCATGAAGCTGCAGGAGAATTCTCATGGAAGACGTGGTCTTCAAAGGAGTTCTTCAACCGTCGCGAATACGTCAAGGAACTTGTAGATGCTCTTCACTTCATTGCTAATGGTCTAGTTGCCTCTAAGGTGACTGATCAGGAGCTCAATGAGATTTATCTCGCTAAGATGCAGGTCAATCGCGATCGTCAGGCTGCAGGATACACCAACGAGAATAAGTGCAAAATCTGTTCTCGAGCTTTGGACGATGTCAAGCCGTCTATCTTCGATCCTGAAGTCTGTGAACTCTGCAATCCTGACGTAACGACTCCGTAATGTTTGACTACGAACAGCTTTTAGCGAGTTTAGTCGATGCAGGATATGGTGAAGAGTCTGATATTGCAAAAGCAATTAAGAACCTCGCGTACACCCTGGACGCTTCTGAGCTACCCGAATCTGCGCGTAGTATAGTTCTGCAGCTGTTCAGCCAGAGAGGTCTGGACCAACTACGGGAGAACACTGGGAAGCTACCAGAGTCCTATAGATGGTCTGAATTTGAAATTGGCAATACGAGGGTCGGAGATACTGTTCGAGTAAGATTAGATGCTTACTCGACAGTCTCCGGCTCATCGCATAATGGACTAGTTGGTGTTATCGAGTCAGTCTACGCAGGTCGAGTAGAGGTCCGTTACGTTGGCAGATATGCTGATATTCCACAGACCCACCCAAGAGAAAAGCTAGAAATTCTCAAGAAGGTGTAAAATAGAAATTCTAGCTTTTTTGAGGAGAATAATGGCAGTTACAGTCTACACAAAACCTGGTTGCGTACAGTGCAATGCAACCTACCGAGCTCTTGACAAGAAGGGTATCCCGTACAACTCTCGCGATATCAGTCAGGACGAGGAAGCCCTTGAGCGTTTGAAGGCTCTTGGTCACATGCAAGCCCCAGTGGTTGAAACCGCAACAGATAGTTGGACTGGTTTTCGCCCTGACAAGATCGATGAGTTAGCTGCACAGCTGTCTCTATGATCGTTTATTTTTCAAGCACGAGTAATTACACTCATCGCTTCGTTGAGAAACTTGATTTACCTGCAATGCGTATACCTCTTCACGAGGTACTACTCATAGACAAACCTTTTGTTTTGATCACTCCAACATATGGAGCTGGTGGAAAAGGATTTGTTCCAAAGCAGGTAATCAAGTTTCTCAACATTGAAGACAATAGAAACAACATACGAGGAATCATCGCCTCAGGTAATACCAATTTCGGTGAAGATTTTTGCAAAGCTGGTCAGATCATTTCTGCTAAGTGTAATGTCCCATTACTCTACCGCTTTGAACTTATGGGACTAATCGAAGACGTACAAAAAGTAAAAGAAGGACTGAATCTATTTTGGGAACAACCCCCTCTGATTATCACGCACTGAACGCTGAACTGAATCTCTACGGGCCGAATGGTGAGATTCAGTTTGAAAAAGACCATGAAGCGGCAAAAGAGTATTTCCTCCAACATGTCAATGACAACACCGTATTTTTCCATAGTCTTCAAGAGAAGCTCGACTATCTCTTTACAAATGGCTACTATGAAAAAGAAGTCTTTGATCAGTACACGCCTGACTTTGTCAAGTCTATTTTTAAGCAAGCCTACGAGAAAAAGTTTCGTTTCCAGTCATTCCTAGGCGCATACAAATACTACACTTCCTACACACTCAAGAAGTTTGATGGAAAGCGCTACCTTGAGCGCTATGAGGATCGAGTTGCAACCACAGCTCTGACTCTCGCCGGTGGCCGTCAAGAGCTTGCGCAGAATCTCGTTGATGAAATTATGGCTGGACGCTTCCAGCCTGCTACGCCTACCTTCTTGAACTCAGGGAAGAAGCAGCGAGGTGAGCCTGTCTCTTGTTTCCTTCTTCGTATTGAAGATAACATGGAAGCCATTGGCAAGTCTGTTGCAAATGCTCTTCAGCTTTCTAAGCGCGGTGGTGGAGTTGCATTCCTTCTCTCTAATCTCCGTGAAATGGGTGCACCTATTAAGAAGATTGAGAATCAGTCTTCTGGTGTTATTCCTGTGATGAAGCTCCTTGAAGATGCCTTCTCCTATGCCAACCAGCTAGGTGCTCGCCAAGGTGCTGGAGCAGTCTATCTCAATGCTCACCACCCAGACATCAACCGTTTCCTTGATACGAAGCGAGAAAATGCTGATGAGAAGGTCCGTATCAAGACTCTCTCGTTGGGCATTGTAGTTCCTGACATTACATTTGAGTTAGCTAAGAAGGATGACTGGATGTACCTTTTCTCGCCATATGATGTTGAGCGAGTTTATGGTGTTCCCTTCTCAGATATCTCAGTCACTGAGAAGTACTATGAGATGGTCGATAATCCAGAAATTGCAAAGACCAAGATCAAGGCACGTGAGGGTTCTTCCGAGACTGTNGCAGAGCTTCAGTTCGAATCTGGTTACCCTTACCTTATGTTCGAGGACACTGTCAATAGTGCAAACCCTATTGATGGTCGAATCAACATGTCTAATCTCTGTTCTGAGATTCTCCAGGTCAACACGCCTTCGACCTTTCTAGCTAATGGAAATGTTGATGTTGCCGGTAAGGACATCTCTTGCAATCTTGGTTCAATGAATGTTGCTATGGCAATGGACTCACCTGACTTTGGTAAGACTGTAGAGACAGCAGTTCGAGCACTCTCAGCTGTTTCTGACATGAGTGACATCAGCTCAGTTCCTTCAATTGAGAACGGCAACTCAAAGTCCCATGCTATTGGACTTGGACAGATGAACCTTGCAGGTTACTTTGGACGAGAAAAGATGTATTATGGTTCTGAGGAGTCAGTAGACTTCACTAACATCTACTTCTACACTGTTCTCTACCATGCACTCTGCACTAGCATGAAAATTGCTGAAGAGCGCAAAGAAACTTTCGAAGGCTTTGAGAAGTCAA